ACCAGGACACAAGCAGCGAAGGCTGCGTCTGCACGTCTTGCATGATCTGCATGGCGCGCGCCGTCAAGCAGTTACCAGCTTCTTCGCGCTGCGCCGCATCCGCCAATGCGTTATTTGTTGCCAAGGTCACATCTTCGGCGAACCCCTGAACAGGACGCTTGACCGCAAACGGCAAGCCATAACCCAACCCCAACGCCATTAGACCGCGCTTACGACGGTTACGGATTGGAAAGTATAGGCAAAGACGTTGCCTCCTGAAGGCGTCACCGCCGTTATGCGCTGCCCTCCGTTGCCGCAAATAATCATGCCGGTGTTGACCGTAACGCCTGAAAGTCCCAAGGTTGTCAGCAGGTTAGTGCCACCCTCGCCTGTCAATGTCGTGAAGCTGCACGATGCGTTTACGATGAGCGCATCATACGTCTTGCCAGTGACTGCGCCAGTGACGCACTCCATGACGACTCCGCGACCAAGTAACGCGTCAAGTTGTTGTCCTAAATTCATTGTCTTTTTCTTTAGTTGTAAATATCGTTTGACCTGTTTCTATGCAATTCTGCAATCGTGATTTTATCTTGTCGGTATCTGGCAGACGTTGCGGCTGAACGGCAACTCAAACACGACCGTTGCCTGCCATCCTGCGACCTTGTCATCGCGTGCCTCCACGAAGCGTGTAGCACTCACCGCGCCTGTGATCGTGTAGTCGCGATCAGGATCATCGGTGAACTCGGCGACGAAGTCCTGCATGATGCGCAGGGTGTCGCTTAACACCTCATCCTCGTTGTCAGTCCACCGGTAGACGACGCTGCCACTTATGGTCGCATCCACACCGCGAAGGTCTGCAACGCGATCCATCACCAGCACGCTGACGGTTAGGTTGGTCGCGCCTATGGGCATTGACGCGCTCTGCGCATCGACGAACAGAAGCGGGTAGATGACCCTATCCCGGTCGGTTGTCCGAAGGTTGATCACGTTGTCCGTGCCGATCGCCAGCGGATCTCCGAAACCCACCGCGTTCAGCTGCAGGTGCGACTCCGCGAAAGCTATCAGGTCGTTTTTGATCGTTACCCAACTGCTCATAGAATTGCTTTAGTTTGTTTATGTTTTTGCTATGCGCCATCAAAAGTAATTGCGTCTGTTTTCCGGGTAGTCCAGCGGATCGCGATACCTGCCCCTGCGACCTAACACCATGCCGGTCTGATACGCGCTGTTGGCCGGGTAGATCGTGTCAATCGCAACTGGCGGATTGTCGAATAGCGGAAATAGCGTGTGGTTCTCTTGCAGGTAGCGCGTGATGCGCTCGGTGTACCACTCCGCATCGTCGCGGCTTTTGTCCATCAGTCGCGTCATCTCACGCTCGCTCATCGGCGACGACTCCGTGCTGCTCCTGCGATCCATGCCCTTGTTCATGAATTTGAAGGCCAGCACCATTGGAAGTTCAAAGTACATCCACTGAATGATTGCAGGCTGGATGTAGGTCTGCATCAGCGTCGTGTTGTTGGCCGACAAAGTGCCTGCGATGACCTGCGTCACGAGTTCCGCGTATAGCGCCGATCCCACCGCTGGCTGAATGTGCATCTCCTGCACTTTCACAATGGTTGGACGTAGCTGCGTGTAGCTTACGTTTTCGCTGATTACCGAATTTTCGATCAGCGTGTTTTCGCTAATAAATAGTGCCTTGCTCATTCGACGATTCTTTCAACTTGTGTACCTTTTTTGATCACCAACTGCTGCACCCACATGTGCCGGCACGACGGCCGGTGCCTGCCATCTTCCAGCGTCAGCCATCCGCCTCTGCGCTCCCAGACGCTGTAACCCATGAGCGCCGTTAGCTGGTTGATGTCGTCGCGAGTGTATAGTCGTGCGCTGCTTAAATCCATCATTACCTGACAGAACTTGCGGCTCTTATCGTAGCCGTCTGCCTTGCTCAACCCCCGATATTCTGGCCGCCAGTCGTAGCGGTAGCGCACCTCGACGATAGGTTCAGGCACTTTCTCCTCTTTGGTCGCCTCACCGATACCGCGCTTCAATGGGTACTTGTTGACCTGCAACAGGTATTGGATGCGCTTTCGGATGCGCGCCTTGCTCACCCCGAACTCCTTGGCCATTTCTTCAACGGTGGCATCCTCGCGCTTGCGCCTATATTTTACAATTTTGTCGTCCAGCGCCTTATCTTCATCGGAAATTGCAAACTGCATGAAGAACTCCGCCTCGCCGTATTCGTTGAAGTCCAATTCGCGCTCTTGCAGTACCTCGAAGCTTTCACGCACCTCACCGAACTGCTGGCCAACTTGCGCAAGAAACTCCAGCTCATCAGCTTCATCGCTGAACGCCTGCTCCTTGACGCCAAGTAGCTGGTCAACCTGTTCGGCGTTGAGGCCGAAGCCAGCGGTCAGCATCGTGCGCGCCTGTTCGAGCGTGACCTTTCCCTGCGAGTAGTGGCGAACAATCCTCATCAGGTTTTGGTACTGCCTTCCTGAAAGCGTCTTGATAGCCTCGTTGACGCCAGCGCTGGCTTCTACGGCCACTTCCCCTGCGTCGGGTGTCGCCTCTGCAAGTGGCTCATAGCCTGCCTTTTCGCGTAGTTCGTCCTGCGTCAAAATCTGCATCAGCGCCTGTTCGGAGAGCTGCTCGGTGATCGGATCGAACGGCTGCAGGTAGAGGCACTCGTAGCCGTTGAATGACGTTAGGTAGTTTATCATGCGTTCCACGATCAGAACGCGGTTCATGATGTAGGTATTTTTGAACAGCTCGTACGCCTCCGACAGTTCCTTTCTGCCTCCGAGCTGCCCCTCGGTTCTGATACCGAACAGCATCGGCGAAGTGACGTTGTGCGCCACGAAGATCTCTTCCTGAATCTGCTTGTTTAGCAGGTCAAACTGCTTATCGAGGTCGCTTGGTGTTAGCGACTGGATGCTCGGTGCGTTTTCTTTGCCGGTCGAAAAGGTCAGCACGAAGCGCCCTGCATTGTTCGCTCCGCTGAACTTGTTGCGCATCTGCCTTTCAATCTCCTGCTTTTCTTCGTCAGTAGGGATGCCATCGGCGAAGTTAATCATCTGCCCGCCCCAAAACTGGTTGCGGATGTTGCTGATGTGGAACTTGGCGATCTCAACGTCGCACTCAATGTACGCCAGCGCCCCTTGGTAGTTTGGTAATGGGTAGTGCTTGACACCTGCTGCGTAGTGCCGATAGTAGAATAGCTGCTTGCCGACGCGGTTATTCGGGTCAAACTTCGGCATCCGCTCAACTTCCGCGCCCTTCGGGTACTGGCGGATCATCCGCTCATCGTACCAGTCAGCGATGAGGAACATCGTATCATCAAGCGATACGCGCACCTTTTCAAAAGGAACGTGTTCGATAAATGCGATGCCGCCGCCCCTATTCCATGTCACCGCCAGTGCGAAGCCGTTGAATAGCTCAAGGTCTAAAACGAACTTTTGCGTCAAGTCGTTCAGGTCATCGTCTTCGTTGACGTCAGCCATGAACGCCTCCGCCTTTGCCTGTTGCGCGACAGTGGTCTTATCCGCATCGACTGCCCAGCCTTTGCCAGCAATGTAGTTGCACTTGCCGTTAATAATCGCGTTGTGCTTCGCGCTTTTCTTGTAGATGTCGAGCAGGTAGTATGGGTAGTCGTTCATCTCCCCAAAAGTGTACAGGTCGTTGGCCTTGCTTTGCAGCATTAGCGGATACCTGTAGTCTGCCTGTGGGATGAAGCTAAAATTGAGTTTAGTCATAAGAAACGTAGTCGATCGTGTTTGTTGTGCTTGTATAGCTGCCTTCGGTCATCTCAATCATAGCAAGGCCTGTTTCAAGAACCCTTGGCGGTGTCACCGGCAAGAGGAATCGACGCATAGCGCGCGTATGCCTATTTGTCTGCGATTTGTTATGCTGATTAAAATTACCGTTGCTCATGTCAATCGTGAACGCCTGCGTCGCTGATACCTGCGTCGAACTCCAGTAGCTTTGATTGACGAAGCTACCAAGGCCTGCACTGGCAAGGTTTGTATACATTTCGGTCAGTTCCTCCAGCGACGGCAGAAACCAGTCGCTAAAGCCGTTCAGCACCAGTTGATCTGCCAGCCTTGCGG